GTACTCCTGACCCGCCTCTGTTTTCGGCTGATAAGTCAAAGCATTTCGCACAGTATCAACAACGCCGCCAGCTTCTGAGCCTTTAAATGGCAGTGACGCCAACCCAGCCAACCCAGCCAATGGTTCAGCCACTGCGCCGGTTGCCATTGTTAGGGCTGTTTCGCCGATGCCGCCGAGTGTTTCTGGCAGTGTTTTTTCTTTTTCAACAACAGGCTGCTTCAGTTGTGCGAAAATCTGCTCAAGCTCTTGCTCTGTTGGTGGAGAATCGCCAGTAAGTTTTACTGTTCGTCCAGTTTGCGGGTCTGTAACCTTGTATGTTGGCATTATTCGACCTCGATTTTAAAGCGACCAATGTTTGATGTTTTTGGTTGCGTGGTTGGCTGCTGGTCTGGTTGCTCAGTTGGTTGCGTCGCCTCTGTACCGCGATTTTTCCACGCTTCCAGCATGCCTCGTTCGGTCCCGCGCTCGCTTAGGTAGTTTGCTTTGAATGTGTTGTACTGTTCTTCGAATTTCTTCAGCTTTGCAATACCGCGCAAAAAGGACGCAACTTGCGTTGAGTTGGCTTTGTCCGTCGGAAATCCAGATAAAGCAAGCGCAATGTCGGCGTCTGACGCTGCGCCAGGTGGCAAGTTGTTGACCACTTCGGATGCGCGAATCTTGTTGAACTCTCTGCGCAATTCTGTGATTTCATCCTGATTACCTGAAATATCCTTGACCGCCTCGGACCATGTACCACCACTACCAAACAGACCGCCGCTCATATCTGCCTTTTCAAAATCGGATGCAAGCAGCTCGTATTTAGACGCTTGACGACCTGCACCGACAGCAGCATCGTTGAATTCGGCAAGGCGTTTTTCTGAGTTTGAGGAAAGTGACTGCCCTTCTTTTGAGATAATACCAGCGCTCATCCCAAAGGCTTTTGCTTCTTCTGTTTTTTCTTCCCTCAGTAGCTGTTGGTATCGGTCGTAGTTGCGCTCTTGTGGTGTGCGGCTTTCTTCTCTGCCTGATTGAATGTATCCGCGAGCTAGACCGAATTGTTGCTGCTGGTCAGGTGATAATCCTTTGAAGTATTCAAATTCTCGAATAGCTGCTGGCTGTTGAGTGTTAAGCTCGTTTGGATCATCCGGATAAATCCCAGCCTGCCGCAACGTCTTTACGATACCTGTAAGCGCATCAACGCGCTGCTTGCCTTGCAAGCCTTTTACCTGCTGCAGCGTTTCAAACACACCATCTGACTGACCTTTGAACGGCGCTGAAGCTTCATCAATCAGCTTGTCTTGAATGGCTGGGTCGTCTTGCATGACTGCGCCGAGCAGTGGCAGGGCAGACATTTGCAGCGACTGCATGCCGTACTTCTTTTTAAGCTGCTCCATTTCCTGTTGTTGAGCCTGCAGCTGCAGGTTGCCCTGTTGCATGTTCATCAGCTGTTGTGCTGCTTGTGGGTTTTGCGCCATCAACTGCTGCATAACAGTGTTGGCGTCCTCGCCGGCATTGATTCGAGCTTGGGTCTCTTGTAGTGCGCTTGTGGAGCGGTTTTGCATGATGGCATTGCCAATCATCTGACCTGAGCGCAAACCGCTTTCAAACGTGCGCCCCGTCATAGGGATACGTGCATCAATCATTGCGATACCTCGTTAGCTAGTTTGCTATAGTCTACCGCTAAATAGCCGCCCACGTCATGTACACATTCTGGATATTGCTGCTGAACTTCTTGAGCGATAACGCCGACTGCCATTACGCCTCGCATGTTTTCTGGGATTTCGCTGATGTGTTTCCACGTCCAAGCGTAGATGTTTACAGCGCCATCAACCAGCTTGGTGATGTTGTCTTTTAGGCGTTGGTCGGAGAACATAGCGGCTAACTGAGCAATTGTACCAGCCGTGTCACGAACTGCCCCTGACTGACCAACCCTGCCCGCCGCCTGCGCATTACCAATCTGCGTTTGCAGGTTTGCCAACTGCGAGCCTTGGCCTGTAGCTAAATTAGCCAGCAGTTGTGCCATGTTTGCGTTTGCATTTGCGCCGGTTGTCGCGCCGCCGGTTAGCAGTTCAGCCAGCTGCGCGGCTGTGCCGGTATCTAAGTTAGCCAGTAGATTGCCCAGATTCAGCTGATTGCCTGACAGCGCACCGGCCTGCTGGTTCATCTGGTTTGCGACGTCTCTGCCTGCCTGTGAGCGTAAACCTGATAATGCGCCTGCCTGATTGCCAAACACGTTAGCCATGTTTTCGCCTGCACCTGCGCGTAATCCACCGATTTGCTGTCCAAGCTGGTTCAGTGTATTGCCTGCGAATTGACCGCCTTGATTAGCCATTTGCGCACCCATGCTGCCAAGCTGCCCCTGCAGCCCTGCTTGCTGACCGTACAAGCCTGCCTGCTGACCAGCAAGGTTTGCTGTGATGCCTGCGCCTGCGGTACCTGCCTGCTGCTGGAATCCCGCCTGATTTGTTGCTGCATCCTGACCTCTACCAGCGAGTGAGCGCAAGTTTTCAAGTTGTTGCTGCTGGTTTTGAGCTGCTAATCCAATGCCGCGCTCTTGCAATGCAGCCAACGTAGAGCCGCCACGCAATCCGCCTGTCGCTGATGCTTGTCGCAATACGGCTTTCTCTCCTTGTTCGCGCAAAAACTTTTGCGCTGGAGATTCCATAAACTGATTGATAGCCTGCTGCTGTGCTTCACCGCCGAGCGCTCCGGATAAAGCTGCTTCTTGATTCAAAGCCTGTTGACCGGTTTGTGCGTATGGATTCAGCGTGTTAACGGCCTGACCTGTGAATTGGTCAATTCGACCCAGTGCGCGGTTTTCGCCCTGCTGTAGCGCGTTAATGCCTTGGTTGATAGAGCTGCCAACCATGCCCATTGTATTATTGAGCATGCCAAGACCCTGACCAAGCCCTTGGTTTGCAGCGCCAATTGCTTGCGCGCCATACTGATTCAAAGCCTGCTCTGCACCACCATACCCTTGACGTAACGCGCCAAGCTGGTTTTGCACGCCTTGACCGATTGCTTGCTCAGCGCCGCCCAAACCGATACCGGCTGTCGGTGGTTGCTGAATTGTTGGCGCTTGCGGCTGCATCGTCGGCTGGTTCAAGCCCTGAATATTTGATGCAATACCGCCAACCATATTTGGATTCTCGACGGCAATTTGCGGCGTGTTATTGAACTGCTGGTTTTGTGGTGCAAGCGCACGAAGCCCTGACGGCATACCAGCTAAGTTGGTTGGCTGCGACTGCATCATGCGCTGTGGCGGTAATCCAAAACCCTGAGCTTGCTGTGGTAGTTGCATTTGTGATGGACCTCCGAGGATAGCATTGATTGCAGCGTCGTTACCGCTTTGAATAATTTGGTTTGAGTTTTGGAAGGATTGCCGCAAGATGTCAGAAGCATTCAGCTTGCCTTGCCCAATTAGCTGTGACGCGCCTTGATAGGCGTTCATGATGTTGCTGTACGACGGCCCCATTAAATCCATGATGGACTTACGGGCGTCGTCATAGTATTGGCGGCTAATCTGTTGCGCTTCTCTTGCTGCGTCAACCTGATTCTGTGCGGCTTTCTTCTCGGCACCGCCAAAAAACGTATCTTTAATAAAGCCCATTTAAAACCTCGTCTTGTGTTGCACCAAGATATAGCTGGTCGATTACGCCGTCAGGGTGAACGTAGCTTTTGCGGTTTACGCCCTCAAGTTTGAAACCAAAAGATTCCGCATAGCGGACAACATTCGGATAGCAAACAGGAATTAATGCGTTGAGTTTTTCAGCCCACGGGTAGCACTTAAAAAAGTATTTAAGTATTGCTACGCCTAAGTCTCTGGAGTGCGGTCTCTTGGCTGGTAGTACGTGCGCGTGAATGTCAAAAACCACCGCACCCGTCTTACTGAAAATAAACAGAGCTGATAATTCGCCGTCAAGGTCAGCCGCGATAAAGCATTCTGCTGATACGTCGATGTCAAAATTTTGACTATTATCCTCTGCAATGGTTTTTAGTATATCAGGATGCTTCAATACTGACAAAATTTCGTCAACGTCATACGTTCTGCGAGCTACAATAGTTTCCATCCGGTGTTATCTCCAAGCGGCGTGCGTTTAATCCAGAGGTCATTCGTCAAAATATTGACGTAAAAAGAGAACCTAGGCGCGTTTACTGCACCCTCTGGACTTCCTTCTCCTTCGATGCCGTTTAGCTTGTTGGTCACCTCATCACACCAATTGCTAAATACCTGCTCTGGCATACCGGTTCTGGTTACGATGCCTGCCATACGGCGCGGCGTTACAATCTTATCTGCCGCCATCAAAATCACCTATACAGCCGATTACTGTCAGCTTTGCGTTGTCTGCGTATTCGAATCGAAAAACTCTTGCGTTTCGGCACAAGCCCAATCGGTTCCATGTTGGATACTGCGTGTAATCACCAATCAAGCCGATATCGCGGTTAATCTTTCCGCTAAACGTCTGACCGCCATTGTTGGAGTAATCCATGCTGATTGTTGGCGCTCTATCTTCTACTGTCGCAGTGCCTGATTCGGTTATCAGTTGTACTCTGTTCCAGTACGTTGCGCCATTTGAGTTGTTGAATGGTCCGACTGTGAACCTGCGCCGGATGTATTCGCCAAACTCTTGATAAACGTCAATAGACAATATGCCAATTCTGCCGCTCCTAAAGTCACCGACAAAAAACCGGTTGTATGCCTGCACAACGCAGTTTGCACGCCATCTTGTTTCCTGCTCGCTGATGTACGATTTACGCTCATGCCAGACAGGTTTACCAGCAAGCTGACTGGCTTTCTGGTCGTAGACGATGCACGTATCAGGTAGCAGCCATCCGGCAAACACCGCACCGTTTTGTGAGTAGCTAAAGCCAACTATGTTTGAAATGTCTTCAGCGCTGTACTTGAGTAGCAAAAACTCAATTGCACCCGTGCTGATTTTCTGAAAGTTGTTGCCGTCAAACTGATAAACAGCTGCCTGACCACCAATGTCTGAGCCAACAAAGCAAAACGTATTTGACAGGTCAACAACAGAGAATTTTGCACGCATACCGATTGGCAACACAAAGCCCTGTATGCGACCAAATGGTGTTCCTGTTAGGGTGGCTTGGTTCTGCCATACCTCTGTTGTTTCATCGCCGCCAATGAACAACTGAGAACGCGAAACGTGAATTGCGGTGATGTTGTCGGGGTCTGCTTCCGCTTCACCAAAATCTAACCCATTGTAGGTGAAGCCATCGTTCAGCTCTGAGTTGAACACGTTTTTTGCTGATTGATGCACAAAGTAACCGTCGATATAAACAACCTGCTGAGAAGGTCCAAGGTCGTTATAGGCTGCGCTGGTTATTTGCTTTAACGTACCAGCTGATGCGGTGTAGATGTAGCCAACAATACCAGGCACGACAATACAAAGCTGGTCGCCATTGTCAGCCATTGATACATAACCAGCACCGATGATTGCGCCAAGCTCTGTCGTGCTAAACGATTCGACGCCATCGACGGTTACGTTTCTGTCGATGCGATAAAGCTTTTGCCCGTTTACAAAGTACGGAATTCCTGCCATTACATGAGCGCCGCGGTTGCGCTCCGGCTCTCCGGTGTTTGTTATTAGTTCAATACCTGGCGTTTGAAACAGCTGCGCTTTTGTGTACCCTTCAGTTTCTGGGATGTTTACATAAAAGTTTGTACACTCCTGAGCCGCAACCGGCTTGGAGCTTGACACATAAAAACCGGTAGCAATTGGCAGCTCAGTGCGCATTAATAAGCTCCCATATCAATTTCGATTTTAACGCCCATTCCGTCATTATCGAACGCTAAGCAGCTTTGCAGCAACTCGTCTGCTTTTTGCTTAATCAGCATTTGCTGCTCTGCCGGCAACCCGTATTCGTCCATCAAATAAACGGCAGTTTGGTATGCAAGGCACATATGCCATTCAGACGGAAAATCCACCTCATCAAGGTTTGATTCATTGACGATAAACGGGCGCTGCGAAGTGAATCGCACTACGTTAGTGTCAGAGTAAGGAGTTGGCCATAGGTACAAACGACCAACCGGAATTTGCGGGTCGTAGTAGAAATTACTGCACGCGCCGGTTGTTAGCTTCACTGGTTGGTCCATGTAAGTGTCGCGGCTAAACTGCTGAATTGGGATTTCTGAGTTTGTGATTTTGTCCGCAAACTGCGCATTGCGGATGCGAAGCGAGCGCTCTGCCACATCGAAAAACGAGTAAACTAAATTTCCAGAATTTGCGTTAAATGGCAAAGCATTTTGCAGCGTCACGACATTACCAACCGGCGCGCCGTTGATCACGGTAAAAAACGAATTACCGTTATTATCAAAAACAGCAATCGAATCGCCACTCTGAATGCCTGCTGTGGTATTCAGTGTAACAGACGTTGCGCCGGTCAAAGCGTTGGCGCTAAGTGATAAAGTTTTAAGCCAATCCTGCTTTGTGATGTACGTGGCACCAGCACCCATAGCGTAAGACGGCACGCCTTTTTTACACAACGCGATGCATAATTCTTCAAGCCACAAATGGTTGTATTCTGTGGCAATCCACGCTGTAACCTGATTCAGCGCTTCCACGCCGTCGTTTCTGTCTTCCGGCTCAAGCGGCATGTTTCTATCAAGCACACGCAGAACGCGAAGGGCTTTTTCAATGATTTTGAGTGCCGTAGCCATTACAGTTCATCTCCTGACGTTGGCGTGTAGAATGTCAAATCTGCGTCGTTTTCTGGCTCCGGTCGAGCGATGTCAACTGACTGTTTGTCAACATATCCGCGAATGTTTAGTTGCGGGTGTTTCGGGTCGAAGCAGTCACCACAAGCAAGCAGGTTGTTCCACTGCAACTGACACTCACTGCGCAGATAGGTTAACCCGCACACGTCGCATATAACCTTGTGTGTACCAGGGTAATATTTTCGTTGTGCGGGTTCAGCCATTAGAATTGCTCCACGACGTTGATTTTGCCGGTTCCTGTGCCGCTAAACTCAAGCGCTGTCACCGGCTGAGAAACTTCACCAATTGCGCCAGCTGCGATACTTAGCACGCCTGCCGCTGGGTCCGACCACGTGACGGTCTCGTGCTGAATAGCACCCGCAGTGACTTTGACGGTCAAAGCGGCACCTGTCAGGTTTTGGATTGAATACCCATCAACGTCAACGCGATGATTGACGGGATAAACAACAGCAGCGGCCGTTGGTTTTGTGATGCTACGCTGAGCCATGATAACCCCTTACACGTTTGCGCAAATAGCGGTAACGATTGCCCGACCTTGGAACGTGGTCCAATCGGCCGAGCCTAAAGTGTACGTGAATTTGTTGTTTGTTGAGTTGATGTTAATTGCAGCCTCAACCGGAGTACCAACAGCGCCAGTAGCAGCAACTGATGTTGCAGCAAGCACGTTAGCGGCAGCGCCGCCGATACCGACTGTTAATGTTTTGGTTGTGCCGGTAGCTTCTGCGACATCTACGACAACGCAAGCAGAGATAACTTGCAGCCACTTGTTGCCAGCTTCGATGACGGTTGTTTGCAGTGCACCGGAAGCAACGCGAGTTAGCGGGATTTCAAATGTCTTGATGAATGTATCGGCGGTGTTGGTTGCGTTGGTCTGTGTGTCTTTCTGACCTTGCGCACCTTGCAGGCTGATATTGTTAAAGCGGGTCTGACGGTATTTGCTCATTTTGACGGCTCCACTAGGTAGCAGGCGACATTGCCCAAAGCCTAATGTAGTTTACGCCGTCAATTATTTGGCGTCAATTTTCTG